TCGTCAAGCTGGCGAACGACTACGTGGGCTCGAACAACATCAACATGCTCGTCCCGTGTGGGCAGTTTGGTACCCGTCTCATGGGTGGCAAAGACGCCTCACAGACGCGCTACATCTTCACGAAACTGGCACCAGAGGCGCGAAAGGTGTTCCACCCCCTGGACGAACCCGTGCTGCACACACTGGAAGACGACGGTCGCCGCATCGAACCCGAGTACTACGTGCCCGTCATACCCATGGTCCTCGTCAACGGCACGGAAGGCATCGGCACTGGGTTCAGTTCATCGGTGCCACCATTCAATCCGATGGACATTGTGCAAAACCTGGAACGCGCAATTCGTGGTCTCCCTCTCGTGGAGATGCGCCCCTATTACAGAGGTTTCAAAGGCACCATCACAAAAGACGACACCTCGTGGGTGGCGGATGGCATTTACACACACGGCGTGGTCTCCGAGTTGCCCCCAGGCCGGTGGACCCAAGATTTCAAAGAACACCTCGACGACCTCGTGGACAAAAAAGTCATCTCAGGATACACGAACAAATCCACAGTGGAGGACGTGCACTTCGTCATCAGTGGGTACACGGGCGATGATCCAACGAAGGATTTCAAATTGAGAAAAACCATTCACACGTCAAACATGCACCTGTTCCACCCGGTCAAAGGCATTCACAAGTACGAGACACCCGAAGAAATCCTTTCAGATTTTGTACACATTCGACTGGAACATTACAAAAAACGAAAGGCCCATCTCATCGCAGAGTGTGAGAAGAACGCACGGCTGTGCACCCACAAAGCGCTCTTTGTGAAGATGGTGGTCGACGGAAAACTCCGTGTATTCAAGCGCAAGCGAGCGGACCTCGAAGGGGAGATGATTCGACACTTTCCCATGATTGATGGCAAATTCGATTACCTCTTAAACATTCGCACGTACCAGTACACGGAAGAAGCCGTGGAGGAGCTGATGCAACAGGCGGCGCAGGCAGAGCGAGAACTCGTGGCTTTGAAGAAGATGACCCACGTCGACATGTGGCACGCGGACATTAAAAAATTATGAGTCTACAATAAGTATGGGTGAAGCGGCACACGTCGCACTCAGTGCCATCGGCAAACAGGACACCTATCTCCTGTCCAAGAACCCAGAGGACAGTTTTTTTAATTACAATCTAAAGCAACACTCAAATTTCCGAAAGTTTCACAGACATCGCAACATTGGGCCTCCGACAAATCGCGGACCTTCGTGGCCTTTCGGGGAATCTGTGAAAGTGCAGTTCAACCCACAGAGTGGCATGGGCGACCTTCTCTCGAACATGTTCGTCCGTCTCACCCTCCCCGCGCTCGCCGTGGGAGAAAACTACGCGGACCAGGTGGGCAGACACATCTTCTCACACGTCCGCATGTTCGTCGACGAACTTGAAGTGGAAACCTTCTGGGGTGATTGGGGCATCATCTACGACGAACTGTACACTGAAATGTCTGAAAAAGTGGCAAACAGGTTCCTGTTGAACCGAACCCTGGCGTTTGACACGTCGGAAGTCTCGAACAATTACGCCGAGTACAGCTCGGAGGTGGTGGTGCCCATCAACATGTTCTTCTCTCGAAAGTTTGCCTCTGATGAATACGAATCGAATCAACCAAACAGACCCTACTTCCCCGCGTGTGCGTGCCACCGTCAGAAGATTGAGTTCGAGTTCAACTTTCACCCACAAACCTTTTTCGCCAACACGGCGAGCACCCTCACCGTCTCGAGTTTTGACATTATCACGGAAGAAATCAACCTCTCACCAGAGGAGCGATTGTACACCATGAACCACCAGGGACTTTGGATCACCGACGTGGTGAAGAAACATCCGGTGCTCACGACGGACCCGTCCCTCACGGTGTTCAAAAACCAGTTGGTGCCGTCGATTCCTGTGAAAACTTTGCACTGGTTTTTCAGGAACACAAAGTTTGAGAACGTGGAAGTGGTGAAAGACCCATCGGAAACAGAGGAAGGCAATTTTTGGATACACAACAGATTCAACTTTAGCTCCAACGTGAACTTTGACCAACTGAACACCTTCTTCGACCCGGTCATGGACAAGGCACGATTCTTCATCGAGAACAACCAACTACCGAACATCACGTCTTCGGACCACACCTACTTTAAATACTACGTACCCTACGAGAAACGTTTGTCGCGTCCCATCAGAAATATATACTCGTACAGCTTCTCGATGAATCCGATGAACGTGCAACCATCGGGAAGCTTGGATTTTAGTGCACTCCAGTCGAACAGAACACTCATCGAGTGCGAACTCTTGCCGACGAATGAAACATACTCTTTACACATGTATTACACAGGGTACGAGGCGTTCAGATTTGAAGGTGGGTTCATGTCCCGTGCTTATTAGCCAACAAGGCGGTCTTATGTTCCGCCATGAACGAAATGATGTCATTCTTAATGCACCATTTGATGAAATTCAACTGCGCCACCGTCGTTTGAATTTCCTCAGATGTCCCAGGAATCACGTAGCTAATCTTTTCCGTTCGACAGAACGGGTCGAATAATTTTTTACTGTACCCCAAGAGGGAACTCTTGTACGCGGTGTGCACACTGAACACTTTTCCATCGTCAGTCTTGTAGGAGGTGTGATGTTTCTTTGCGTAGTTTGTGATGAACCATTCCAAATTTCTCAAGGAGATTCCAGATTTTTTATGTAAAATGTTCACCAGTGTAGCTTTATTCTCGTCGTCGTTGTAAAATGCATTGATGGATGATAGCAGAATATCGGACTTACTCATTGAATAACATACTATTTAAATCTATAAGCTTCTTTTTATCCTGTTCCTGACACGCTGGACACATGGGATCGTGAAGGATATCCATCCCATGCGTGTGCGTCGTCGATGTGTCTATGAATACGGGTTGAAGCTTTTCTCGTTGGTACAGGTGCATGGTACAATAGCCGTGGTGCGTGCCCTTCCTCGTACATCGGACACCATCCTTCTTCACCCCCTTGCATCTCGACCGGTCCGTGAATTCAGGGACATCGCGAAGCAACAGGTCTTTCGATATGCCGTGATGCTTCGCGACGTAGTTGATGTAGCCGTCTAATTTTTCATTGTACTCTATCGTCAACGCACCTACCCTGGCCGAGACCCTCCGCTCGACCTCATCCTCCATCATTTTCGCGATTTTCTGACTGAGTTCCTCCATTACTCTTAGAAAGCTCGAATTTTTTAAATAAGTCCGTGATGGTCGTCTTCGGCTTCGCCGGTGCCCTTTTTTTCTTTGGTGGTTTATTTTTTTCTATGATTTCACCAAATATTGTAGACTTTGGTTCTGGTACAAGGGGTTCGAGCAGGTCGCAGACAGGATTGAGGAATTTGTTCACAAAGTAGTAGTGATAATCCACCTGGATATCGTCGTGCTCTTTCACGTATTGTGGGTCCTCCGCCTTCTCGAACGCCTTCGCGCGCGGGTCTTCCGTCTTCGTGAGGATGTACGGCACTCGGTCACCGCTTTGTGGTTCCGACCCGGGTTTTCTCTGCCGCATCTTATTATGAACCTGCACGTGCGCCATACTTATGTCCCAGCTCCGGTCCACATCTTTAATGGACACGGGGTTGCCCTTCACCTTGTACGTATCAGAGAGCGACTGACTTAAGATGAGTTTGTCGTGCGGCACGTCACCGGTGAGGAGCTCGAGTGCGCGGTCCCTGGCCAGTATCTGCGGTGGCTCGGGGTCCGACGACGTTAAGATGACGTCGAGCAACTCTTTACACACCTCACGGACGTGTGGGGTGTTGTCCCGTCGCACCAACTGCAACCCTTTCACGTCGATGTATTTAAACTCCACTTTTCCAGTTTTACCATTTTTTTCCCATAATTTAGCGGCGTAGCGTTTCTTTGAATACAGAATGTATGGCATGTACACCTTTTCCAGTTCAAGGTCGTTGGGTTTTTTAAAGAGACGGGTGCACTGCGACGCAGCCTGCTCTCCGAGCTCCCAACTGTAATCGATGGCATCCTGACCCGTGCGCCCTTGCACGTCGAACTCCACCATCACGGAGTCCGTGTCACCGTACCTCACCTTTGCCCCTGGAAAGTGTTTCTCCACGTAATTCTTCGTCTCTTCAATCATGGACCGCCCCTTGAAAGTCACCGAGGAGGCGATGGCCACGCACGGCAACATCCCTCGCGCAGCACCCGTGAATCCGTAGCAACTGTTCATCGATATCTTGTAGGCCAACTGTTTACCGTTGTACACCTCCTTCATCCCCTGGGTCGTCGCCGCAGCCATGTCTTTTTTGGCTTGTTTACGAAACTGCTTGAGCTCTGCCAAGATGGTCGGCAGCAGACTCGGCACGTTTTGTGCAAATTTGTACGTCTTTCCAGACCCGAGTGTGAACGTCTCGTACTCCACACCCGGGATGTTGCCGTAGCGTCGCTCATCCATGACCAGTGAGGAGTAGCACAGGTTGTGTGCCATCATGATGGATGGGTACAGGGATGCGAAATCGAGCGCCGTGATGGGTGCGTAGTAGGCCCCGGATTGGGCTTCAAGGACGGTGGCACCTTCGTAGCCTTCCTCTGGTAAAGTGCCTTGGTAGATGACTGGGACCAAAAACCCAAGGTCTGCCGCCTTCTTCGTCAATTGCGAAAACACTTTAATTTGCTGACCCCTCTCGACGAGAAAACACAACGGTACTGAAGTGGCTTTCGCCATCTCCAGGAGGTTCACGAGGATGCACAACTTCGAAAGAAGCTTGTGTGGTAGTAGGGTATCTTTGATGCAGTAGTCTGCCACCTCACCGAGCTTTTTCGCATCACCACCTTGAAACCTAGCAAAAATCTCCCTCGGTGGCATGTCCAACTTTTGGTCCCCGAGATAGAGCTGTGCCACGTTGTTCAACTTGTAGCTGTCCAACTTGTACCCCCTTTTCACTTCATGGAACAAATCAAAAATAAAACGTCCACTCATGGGCAAAAGTTTCAACTCGTTATCCCCCAGGGCACTCGACGAAAGTTTCTTGTAGAGCAACTCACACGGCGTGTCTTTGAATTTCCCCAAGTTGTAAAACTCCGGGTTGCATCGACACACCATGGCTCGCTTCATGATGTACTCCAGGTCAAACCCAAAAATATTCCACCCCGTGATGATGTCCACGTCGGCTTTACGAAGATATTTTTGAAACGCCTCTAGGAGTTCTTTCTCCGTGTCAAAGCTCTGCACCCTGTCCCCGTCGGTCTTCTTGTAGCACAGACACACCTCCTCGTAAGGTTCATCGGACCCAAAGTGGCAGAGAGTGAACGCGATCTGAAAACAGCAATCATCTTTGACGTCGGCGTCTGGAAATTTACCAGTGGAACTGTTACACTCGATGTCCACCGATGCCACGACGAACGGGGCGATGTCATCCCTCTTCACAGGTGTGAGCGTCTTCCAGTCGTTGCAGAAGAGGTCGATGTCCACGTTGGCCAGGTACGACCGCACACACTTGTCCCCGGTGTCTAACCATCCCGTACTCTGAATCCCAGTCCGATGCATGAGACGCAACACCGGGTCGAGGTTGGCTTCGTACACCCGCAACTTTGTCGGTCCTCGAGACAGTTTCAAAGGGTATTTCAAAATATTTCCCATGTATCGTCGCATCTCGAGGTTCACAAAGTCCAGGCGCATGAATGGAAACTCCTCGTTGTTCTGAAACCCCCACACATCTTTGGCCTTCTTTAAACCGTAGCCCACGAGACACTCAGGACACCGCTTGTCAAGTGCGTGGTAAATCTCACGCACAGTGTGCGACGTGGCGTCGGGCAACTTGATGTAAAAGTACGGGGTGAACTCCGTGGTGACGCACACCGACCGACCATCCTCAGTCTTGCCGAAGATGCTGATGAGGTGCCCATCGTCCTCGGAGTCCCGAGCCTCCCACGTCAGGGCCTGAAATACCACCATGTGTAATAATATCCCTCAAAATTTTAATATAATTTATATAGTAAATGACAGCTGCTTTGATTGAATTGGTCAGCCGAGGTGTCCAGGACACTTTCACCACCTCAAACCCCGAAGTGAGTTTTTTTAGACAAAACTACAAGCGTTATACGAACTTCGCTGTGAAGCCCGAACGTCTTGACTATATCGGAACCTTCGCGTCGAATAATGAGGTCACCATCCCGATTCGCAGCAAGGGTGATCTCCTCTCCTACGTGTGGGTCGAAGCCGATGGCATCGGTGCCGCGGGCGACAACACCTCGGGTTTCTTCTCGAGCAACAAGGAGCCGTCGGAGTTTTCCCTTTGGATCGGGGGGCAAGAAGTCGTCCGACTCGACTCGCTTTACATCCAGGGTGTGCACAACGCGCTCTACCGACCGGACGGTTCCAAGAGCTCCATGGCCGTCACGACCACGGACGTGAAGCCGAACGCCTCCGGTCCGACCTCTGCCTCCGCGGGACACTACCTCATCCCGTTCTTCTTCGGCGAAGACTGGACCAAGTGCCTTCCGTTGGTCGCCCTGGCGAACCACCAGGTCGAGATCCGTATCAAGTGCCGCGCGGGTTTCACCCCTAATGAAACCCCGAAGGTGTACGGCATGTTCGGTTTCGTGGACACCCAAGAACGCGAGTTCTTCGTGAAAAACGAACACAAGATTCTCATCAACCAAGTGCAGTACCAACCGATGTCGGTCACGGACACGGAGGTGGATTTGACCTATTTCAACCACCCGTGCCGTGCCGTGCACGTCGTGTCTTCGGACACCGCGGGTGCTAACTGGGCGGCCAACTACGGTTTCAAGACGAGCACGTTGTACATCAATGGCACGCCCCTGTTCGATGGGACGTCCAACGTTTTCCACCACACCGTGGTTCCGGAGATGCACACGACGTCCCTCCCGGATGACCTCTTGGACACGCTTCCGTTGTACACTTGGCCGTTCGCACTCACACTCAACAAGAGCCAAATGACGGGCAGTTTGAACTTCAGCCGCATCGATACGGCCACGCTCAAGTTGGACACACCGAACGCGGCGGGGACGTCGGGTGCGATCGTGCGCGCGTACGGGGTGAACATGAACGTGCTTCGCATCAAGGATGGTATGGGTGGTATTGCATTTGGTAATTAATTAAAACGTACATCCTATAGCTTCAGCTTCTGCGCGTTCGCGCATTTCATCGCAGGTACACTCTTCCGAGCAGGTTTCATCGATAAGAAGTTGACAATATTCACACAACTGGTCGCACACCTCCGTGGGTAAGTACCCATCGCGTCGGAGTTGGTGCGCCACGAGGACACGAAGGTGGCAGTCCATGGATTTAATGACATCCTTAGCCTCCTTTGTTCTCTCCCTGACATATGGATGGTCGGTGAGAACAAAGGCTTTTGCCATTTCTTTATTTTTAGGTTTCGGAAGACTGCGGAGCTCCTCCTTTCTGGCTTCGATGGGGTCCACCATGTCTTCGAGGCGGTCGCATCGCCCAGTCTGCATGTACTCGTCCACGATGCGCACGAGGGAACGACCACATCCTTGCACGTTCGCAATGTCTGCACCACACGTGATTTCTTTCAGGTGTGCGACGTTTTCTGCAGCGCGCGTAAATGTAGCCGCTCGACCGATGTCCCCTTCACGGTCGTAAGCCTCGGCGAGTTTTTGAAAAAGTTCTGGAATCTGCATGGTTGACGTGCGCATTCGTGGTGACCCCACTGGGGCTTTTTTTTTAAAAAATCGTCACTTACAAGTAGAATGGACGACACCAAAATCCGAGACAAGGTGAGACAACTCCGCACCCGGTATGGAAAAACCTACGCCCCGGTGCGCTACTTCAGGGGTCTGAAGACCCTTCGTGATGTTGAACGACGCTACCTGAAAATGTTAAAAAAGACGTACACCCCGTTTCCCACGGATGCACAACCTAACCTCCCCAAAAGAACGTCTTCATACACCAGAAAATTTAGACGGATGTATGGAGACGATGTTCGAACATTGTCCCAAATTGCAAAAGCGACGGGGGTGCCACTACGCACACTGCGAACGGTGTACAACAGGGGTCTCGCCGCGTGGCGCACGGGACACCGACCCGGGGCATCCCCACAAGCGTGGGCGTACGCGCGCGTGCACAGCTTCGTCACCAAAGGAAAAACGTGGCACACTGCGGATAAAAATCTTCGCAACACAAGGTAAAGACATGTGGACCTGGTTCCTCAGTAAAGTTAAATTGTCCAACTCGAAGTCTCTCAGCTATCTGTGGGGTGAGTGAGTGTCCTAAATTCGACACTGCACGGCGAAGAATATGATCCACGCCACGAGCACGTCCACGCTGTAGTGTTCTCTAGTAGCGATAGTGATCAGAGACCCTAAAATGGGGTACACTGGGTACAACGCCTTTCCGACAAAGTAAGAGGTGACGATGTTAAAAGTCGCATGTCCCGAAAACATGTAATCGTTGCAAAAACTGAATGGCGGGTTCGGGACACACACTCCCGGCTTGGCCGACGGAAACTGTGTGACGATGTTCGTCATCGCTCGAGCGGCATACATGAAGGTTAAGGTTAACATGTATCGATGCTTCACCGCGTCGCTCCACCCATTGGCGGAGAACCAATTGTACAATAAGAACAGTGTTGGGATGACACCCGTGAGGTCGTGAAGAATTTCATAGCGACTCAGGTTTGGTAAAATTTCAAAACCAACGTCTCGCACCTTACCTTCGCTGTCCTGACCACGTCGAGAGGTGCAGTAGTAGCCCACGAGCCAGTTCGAGGCGAGTGCGAGGATGAGGAAAATGTAGATCCACATATACATTACATGCCTAAAATTTTCTTCTTCTCTTCAAATTCTCTTCGTTCCCCTGGTGATGCGATCTCCTTTCCGGTGCGAAGTGCTTCAATCTCTGGACCCGTGAGGAACATACCGTCTACTCGGAAATCTTTAAAAGCTTCCATGGTGATGGGCACCAAAGGCTCAACGAGCTCGTAGATGGCGTTGGCGTAGTCGCGAATTTCCTTCTGTGCCCCGGGTTCCATGCGCAGTTGGAGGTAGTGAAGCAGGTTGTGCAAGTTTATCTTCCAGTAAAACTCCGTGTACGTGCTCTGTGGAAGGAGACCGCGCGCTTGCTCGCGACAACACCCGACGTCTAACAGGTTCCCGTACACATCGAAAGAATCGCGCAGTTGACGAGACACTCGCTGACGCTGTTCATCCGTGAGCTCCACGACACCCTCTGACCCTTGGTGATTCACTTCAGATTGCCCCCGTAAAATGTCGGGTTCGTAGAACTCCTCCGGAACGACGGAGTAGCGGGCGGAAAGTTCATTGATGCTGGCGGTTCTGTGACGCATGTGCTGCCGGGCGATATAAATGGGCATCTTGATGTGAAATTTAAATTCCACCATTTCAAAGGGTGTGGTGTGCCAGTGTCGAAGTAGATATCGTATAAGTCCTCGGTCTCCTCGTGTTGTTTTAGTCCCATCTCCATACGAGACTCGCGCAGATTGGACGATCGCGGCGTCGAGGTCTTTTTGAGGCATGTGGTCCACGAGACGAACAAATCCATGATCCAGGACATCTCGCTGTTGCGCCATTTATATATAAAAAAACTAAAAACTTTAAATAAAAGCGTCATGCACGTGGTGTTGAAACCCAGTCCATCCGTGGCACACAAATACCGGGTGTCGCTACCGAATCATCGCTTCGTCGACTTTGGTGCTAAAAACGAAAAAGATTACACGGACCACGGCAATCCGCGAATCGTGCGGGCACATCTTCTGAGACACGGTGCGGTGATGTCTCGGAAGGCGCGCGCGGAGAAAGACGTCGCCGAAATTCATAGGGAAATGCTACACGTGTCAAAAAGTCGTACGGAAGATTGGGATGACATGTACAGCGCCGAGTACTGGAATCGGTGGCTTCTCTTTACATATCCTACGGTGCATCAGGCGAAACTATTTATGACCATGCGCCAAGGTGTGTTGTTCATGCCCATCGCCGAAGACTTGTGGTACGTTTAAACACCCGTGGAACCAAATCCACCGACACCGCGGTCGGTCTCTTCAAGGGTGCCCATCACCTCCTCGACCTCGGGCGTCTCACACTTTTCGAGAATGAGCTGCGCCACCCGGTCCCCTCTCTTCACTTCAAACGCGTCCTCTCCGTGGTTGAAGAGAAGAATTCTAAGCTCACCGGTGTAGTCCGGGTCGATGACACCAGCACCCACGTGGATACCGTGCTTCACCGCGAGTCCAGATCTAGGCGCCACTCGACCGTACGTGCCTACTGGCAAAACGAGTGCGAGCCCGGTCCCGACAAGTGCGCGACGGCCAGGTAAAAGAATAAGACTTTCATCGCTGCATACATCGTAACCGACAGCACCATCTGAACCGCGACGAGGAAGGCAAACATTTGGACGGAGGCACTTCACACGCAGGTTCATGTTTACATGAAAAACGCGTCTTTTATTTAAGTCGTGAACGACAGTTTTTTTGATTCCTCGAACCAATCAATATTCCACCCCCCTTCTTTAAATTCTTCACCGTCGACTGAAAACGTGTAATTTATCACTTCTTGTCGAATGAATTTTATTTCGTGAACATCGGAAGCTTTGCGCGGTGTATTGAACCTGAGTACGGTGTGAAACCAGCTAGTCTTTCTTTTCGTGTCAAGAACGCATGGTTGTTCTTTACAGAATCTCTGGGTGAACATGGCGTCGAACCAAACGACGAGTCCGTCAACGAGTACATCAGAATCAAACTTGATATCAGATGAAATTTTAAACGTGTCTCTGAGTTTTACCGTCGTAAAGTCCATGGTGTGTATGACGTAATCGTCTGTGACTATGTTTTGGGGTTCTACATATTCTAGTGTCTTATATCCATTGAATCCATTCGTATCACTTTTAAATCCACATACATATATTGAGCCCATATCAGGCAATAAAGCACCACCTGGTTTTAAATATTTGTCTCGAGCGTATAAAAACATGTCTATGCTATTTTCTTCATACATCGCAGTTCCCATCCACTCCGAAACGACGACGTCGTACTGTTTAATGGGTAATTTTGCTTTCTGAATGGGTTTGCCCGTGACGAAATGCACGTCATCAACACCTTCGCATTTGGGCACAGAAACCAAGTCTACCCCGACCACTTTCGATGCACCGCCTTGGACGGCAAACGCGCTCAGAATACCAGTACCGCATCCGACGTCCAACACCGTCGCACCTTTCATCATCGATGGATTTTGTGTGAGCGCAGTCTTATACGTGCCCACGCGATGTGTATCACTGAGCATGCCTTCATGAAAGTTCACATCTTCATAAACTTCTCGGATGGCTGCCATGTTTTTTGATTCGAGAGAATTAGTGTACATGAAAACAACGAGTACACAAAGGACAATTAAAACATACACCAGCATGTCACTTACTATATCTAAGAAATTAAAATATCAATAAAATGTAATGTGGTGGCTGTTGCTGATAACACTGCTCTTATTTTTGTTGTTAAAGTCGACACCATGGACAAAGACGTACGAGAAACACTTCAAGGGCAAAGACTTGGAAGTCGCGGTCTACGACTACGATACACGCATCGGTGAATCTGATTACAAACACACACTGACACAAATGAAGAGCGATGAGTTCTTTTTTAACAAAAATCTAAAAAGCTCTATGTTAAAATTGAAAGAAACGGAGGTGGAGTTTGCGTCATTCTGGGAGGATTTCAGTTCGAGATGTGTGCAACAAACGCACACAATACCGATGCACGCGCGTTTTCAAAGAGGTCCGTGGCGATACCACGCACATTTCGATTGTTATGACCAAATGTGCCACATCATTGAGGGCAAAAAGACATGGGTTTTGTTTGATATTAAATTTAAAAGTTTCGAAGACGAAAAACAGTTTGTAGAAGACGTGCTCTACATGTCTCTCAAAGAACTTCGAGCACATCTCACGACCATGGGTGTGCCCTACGAAGTCGTCGTCACGAAACCAGGGGATTCCCTATATGTGAAAGCCGGTCGGTACCACGCGGTGGAGGCCGAAGGTAATCACATAATGGTTAACGAATACCTGGGTGAAGAACATGTACATCTAACAAGAATATTTTCAAAGATTTGGAAAGTGTGGTACAAGAGAAATGCTAAATATTAACGTAGGGCGCCACCAGCTTGATTATGTCTAGGTCGAGGACAAGGGGAACAAGCACTGCACCCTTCCCACTCCCCGTATTTTTCTCGCATGGTGCCATCCGTTACTAATTGTGGGGGACACGATGTGTTCACCGCGGGCGTCGTGACACCCCACACAGAGTTTTTATATCTGGTACAATAACATTTTTGCCTCCCAAGGCTATCACACACTCTTCTCGGGTTGTCATTACTGTTTGAGTAGTGACTAAATTTCCACCCATACTGACATGGTGAACAGTTTACGGTTCGCGTGTCCGGGTTTTCGGGATTGTATCTGCACGGAGCATTTGTTTTCGACCGGTACTGTATCTGTGTACCACTGGTGCTGCAAGTACCTTGATTTTTCCACGATGTATACGTACACGGAGGGCAGTCACTCGTCGCTAGACAGGTTTTCGTCTCGGTGGTTGGACACGCCTTTCCTCCATTCGTAGCCTCCTTCGCACCGACCCAGTTTCGTGTGTATGTGACCGCAGGTGTATCACACGCCGTGGGGCAGCTTGGAAACCCTTGTGCGTAGTTGTTCCACCCGCCACCTTCACAGTCGGTCGGACAAGGGTTCGTCGCTGGACAGGTTTTCGTGTCGGTGGTTGGACACGCCGTTCCTCCATTCGTAGCCTCCTTCGCACCGACCCAGTTTCGTGTGTATGTCACCGCAGGCTTACCACACTCCGTGGGGCAGCTTGGAAACTCTTTGTCCCACCCGCCACCTTCACAGTCGGTCGCACACGGGTTCGTCGCTAGACAGTACTTGCTCGGGCGGTCGGCATCTGTCGGACACGCCGCACCGTAGCCATTGGGGTCTGTGGGAGTTGTGGTCGTCCATGTTTTGTACACGGTTGTAGCTGGCGAACCACACTCTGTTGGACACGGTGGGAACTCATCAGACCAAGACCCAACACAATTCTGGCACGGGACGTCTTTATTGAGGCTGTTATCAGCCAATGGGTCCTCGACGCATGGTTCACTTGTTTTGCTTCTTGAGACATTGATTTTTCCGTCGACCGAACAGGCACCAACTGTCACCAAAGGTGCCCATTCGGTGTACTCGCAACACGGTGCCACTTGGTCGCAATCTTTAGTGTCCGTGGTAGGACACGGGGCGTACTCCAAAAATGGATTTTTCGCACCCGTATTCCAGGTGCGGGAGAGCGTCGTGGCGGGTGTTCCACACGTCGTTGCACATTCCAACGTCTCTTCGTCCCAGCTTCCGGGACACGCACACGGGTTCGTGGCCGGGCACGTCTGTGTCTTGGCATACCCATCGTGATACGGACAGTGTGCACCACCTCCCTTTTGTTTAATGTAGTGTTTGTACGTGGACGTGTAGGTCGCTGCGTCGGTACCACACGATTGACATTCTGGAAATCCTTCTCCGTACGCGTCCCAGTATCCGATACAGTTTATGTCAACATCGTCTAAGAGATTTTGTGCGTCCTCACCCGTGGCTGGTGGCGACCCCGCAAGACACTTGTCCGGGTATATTGAACAGAAGGCAGCAGCTGCACCACCAATACCTGCCAATACGCCACCAAGAGGCGAAGAACCGGTCGGACACGCATCCGTCGCCGGACACTGCGTCGTCGTCGTTCCCGATGGACACGTGCCAGTCCCGATGGCTGGGTTCGTGGTCACCCAGGTTTGTTCCAAACTACCACCTTCGTAGCCACAGCCAGAGGGGCACACTGGTTCCCAATCCCCTTCGCACGGGGCACACACCTCCGTTTTGACACCGTCTCCTTCCTGACACGTCGTTCCCACCGGGTTTTTTGTGTACTGCTGCACGCCATCAGTGCACACACCCACCGTCGCCCAGTCCTCATCCATGGCGCAGCACGGGTCTGCTCCGGTGAGTTCCTCCGAGGTCTCTTCCGGTGCACACGGACTTTCCGTGCTCGACGCGATGATCGTTCGAATTCGAGACTGTGCCGCATCGGTGCCGTCGGGCGTCACTGTGCACGCCCCTGAAGGCTCCCACTCGCTGTAGCCACAGCACTCCATAAACTTTTCCAGTTCCGTAGTTTCTTCGGGGGCACACCCTGGTACGGTAGTACCCACCGCGCGCACCTGTTTCTGTTGGTCAGATGTACACTGCCCCGAAGGGGTCCATTCGGTGTATCCACAACATGGGACGTCTTGTTCTAAAACGAGCATCTCCTCCTCGGCACACTCCACTTGTTCATCTAAATCCCCTTTCTCTCTGAGCTGTTTCTGGATGCCTTCCGCCGTGCACTGCCCCGATGGAGTCCAAGGGGTATACTCACAGCACGGCAAGAAACGCATCGTGTCGGTGTCTTCTGTACAATCTTTGACGGTGCGCACCTGCTTCTGCCCTTCCGTTGTGCACTGCCCAGATGGGGTCCACTCCGTGCGTGAACAACACGAGGGGGTGGCTAGACACGTATCAGACTCACTCGTGGGACACGACTGGTAGTTCTTCCCACCATCCATGGATCCAGGTTGCCAGAACCTATACACCGTGGTTTGTGGCTGACCACACTCTGTGGGACATGGGGGGAAGTCACCAAACCCTCCTGGGCAAGGGCATGGGTCTGTGGAGTCACATACAAGAGTTTCTACGTGTCCACTGGCGTATGGGCACGTCCCCGTACCAATCTTCTCCGTAATCACATTCCATGTCTTCGTGAACGTCTCCCCACCGAATCCACAATCCGTGGGACTGGGACACGCACCTGGAATCTCGTTACTCCACGCACCCACGCACGGGGCACAATCCTCGTACTTGTACTCTTTGTCAACCGGACACCCAGTGGTTGTTTGTTTGTATCTCTGCTTTCCAGAGGTGTGTTCACCGCACGAACCATCCAGGACCCAGTCACCTTTTTCGAAACAGCACGGGACGAAGTTTTCTTTTGGAAAATCTTTACACGCCCCCGTCTGACGTTCTCGTAGTGTCCGAGTAAACTTCTGCAGGCCGATGGTGCTACACGTACCCTCTGGTGCCCAATCTCTTTCAACTTCACAACACGGAGTCACTGGACCACACGATTCTGTTTCTGTGTACCCATCTATGAAAGGACACGCTTCGGCACCACTCTCTATGACGTACTTCCGACTTCGTGTGGGTTCCGTGTCGCACTCGTCTGTGCACGTGGTCCAGGGGGTGAAGGAGGCCCGACACTGTGTTTCTCGCGTCCCGAAAAACCCACCCGCCAGTGTGGCCACAGCGGACGCCCCACCCATCACTAACAACAGAATGAGTGTAAGATCTTCATCGCTGGACATCTTATAAAATGGTGAGAAAAAAAAAGCATACTAAAAATAGGTATGCTGGTCCTGCTCCTGGTCCTCATCATTAGCGCGTGGTTCCTCGTGTGTCGTCCACACAGGTACAGTTGGTACAGTTTCAAAAAAAAGTTTTCAGACATGGAAGGACCTGTGAAATTCTTCAATCTTCACGAAACTGCTGGTGAACGACACTACGTGTGCACACCGCAGCACATTCGTTATTCTGAAATATTTAACAACCAGTACCGAGACGCTTCGAATACGTGTATGTTAAAACTGACGGAAGGGCCCTTGGTGGACTACGCCCGTCCTGTCGCCGGTGGCAAACCTGGTGCGTACACCCTCAAAGTGCAGACGTCCCCATGGAAATATCAACCTCACTTCGATTGCGTCGCACAGTGGGTGCACATGTTGCACGGCAAAAAGGTGTGGGTACTCTTTGACCTCCCCTACGAGGGCGAGCTGGAACGTACGTTTTTGGAAACCAACAGTGGCAAGG